AGGATAAATAAGTGTTGCAAGGTGTCAAAACCTTGCTATACTGGCGATGCCGGTGCTTGATCCGGTGTCCTTAGAAAGAAGAGAGCAGATATGAAATTATCAGTTGATTTACTTGACAACGATGTCAAGTCGGCCGTTGTAAACATCGGCAAAAACAGCGGTTACGTTGAGGTGTATCTCAGCGGTGGTGATCTTGTTGTGATCGTCTATGACGCCAAGGGCGACATTGTCCATTCCTTCGATACGCCTTGGGGGAAAAAATGAAAAACTTGTCTTTTGATGATGTGGCTTTTCTTGACGTTTATCAGCATGCCGTTGCTGTTGCTTCGCGTGCTGATGTAGTTCGCTTTTTATCTGCTGATCCGGACGAGCGCAGCAGTCGCGAATTTTGCGATTCGATGGACGATGTGTATTCGTCGATTGCTGATGCGCATGAGGTTTGGTTTTGCGCTTTGAAGCATGCCCGAACAAATAAGGGTATGACAGTTGGCAAATTGTCGGCTGCGCTCGCTAATTTGCCGCGAGATTTGCCCGTTTTGATTTGGGATGCCGGCACCCGTTTGGGGGTTGCGCATATTGACGATAGCTTTATAGAAGACGAATACCCGCGCCTTGAGTTGAATACCGACCGCGACGATTAACCCAGAAAGGATAGAAAATGCCAATTTATAAATATGACGTGTGCTTTCCCAATTCCCAGAGTGTGATTCGCACCTTCCCTTCCCTTACTCGCGCGCGTGACTTTATGCGCTTTATGTCGGCCGATGACTTGCCTTTTTTGGTTATGCCATGGGATGAAAACAGCATGCCCTTAATTGTGCGACGCGTGAAAACCCCTAGAAAATATCACACAAAAACGGCCGTTAAAGTTGATATACTGGGCCCCTCACAACAGAAAGGATAGAGAAATGTTAAAAACAGTCAAAATCAGCGCGAACAGCAAAACCGGCCCAATAGCTGTTACTTATCGCAGCGGAGAGCATGAGACATATGGCACGTGCCCGACTAGCTGCAGCCTGCACCCCAAAAGTGAAACCGGCACATCACAAATTGATAGTGAATATTTAGCGGCCGTTTTTGATAGTGTCCCGCGTGGTGGCCAAGCTTGGACATATTCGCATTTTGCGGCCGAGGCGCTCCCGCTTCCTCAGCCAAATAAAACAGTTATAAATGCGAGCTGTGACACAACGGCCGAAGCAGTGCGCGCCGTAGAATTAGGCCGGCCCGCTGTGTATGCTGCGCCCCTAGAATCGGCCGACCAGTGGCCACAAAAAATTCACAATGTGACGTTCGCGCGCTGCCCTGCAGAATTGGCCGACAATTTTAGTTGTCAGCAGTGCGGCGGCGGCCGGCCATTGTGCGCACGTGGTGCGCGTGATTTTGTTGTTGTTTTTGTTGCGCATGGCACCGGAAAAAAGAAAGTCGGAAAAGATGAAAAAGGCGGCTGTTATGCTGCGAGCGGGCCGACAGCGATACAGTGGCACAACACGAGAAAAAACGGCGCTGCTAATGATGCTGCAGCGCTTCGCGAATTTGTGCGCACTCTCCCGCATGGATCTTTTTTGCGCCACCATATCGCCGGCGATTGTGGGCGAGAATTGGGGGCATCGTGATAATTGGAATAATCGTAATTTTTATAGCCCTCTGGTGGCTTATTGATCAATTTGAAAAATAAAGTAAATAAATGTTGCAAAGTGTAAAAATGATGTACAATTCACGTACCGGCACAAAAAACCGGTTTTTATTAACCCAGAAAGGATAGAGAAAAATGGCACACATGATCGACACAACAACAGGAAATGCAGCTATTGCATATTCAGGCCTTGCACCATGGCACAAATTAGGCCAACAGCTAACAGCGGGCGCGACAATTCAGGAATGGACACAGCAAGCCGGTTTAGCTTATGACGTATTAGAAAGCCCCGTTTTATTTAACACACCGGCCACCAGTGCCCCCCAAGCTTGGCCAGATAGAAAGGTTTTGCATAGAAGCGATACGGGCGCGCCCTTGGCCGTAGTGTCACAAGGTTATAACGTGGTTCAACCCTCCGAAGTAATGGGGTTTTTTAGTAAGTTGGTGGATCTTGGCGGGTTCACCATGGAAACCGCGGGAGCGCTTAGTTACGGCCGGAGGGTGTGGGCCTTAGCGAAAGTGAGCGAGGGGGCCGATATTGTCGAGGGTGACACAGTGCGCCCTTATGTTTTGCTTGGCACATCGTACGATGGAACCATGGCCACCATTGCAAAATTCACCAGTGTTCGCGTGGTGTGCAATAACACAATCACAGCAGCGGTAAACAATAGCGAATCACAAATTAGGGTTTTGCATTCTGAGCGATTCAATGCGGACGATGTCCGGCTGCAGCTTGGTATTGTCGCGAACCAGTGGGAGCGCTTTTTAGTGCAATCCCGCAAGTTGGCCGGCGAGACAATGACAGGCGAACAGTGCGACGCGTTCGTAACTGAATTATTGAAGCCCTACCACACCGGCAAAATTGAAATCAAAGATAGCCGAGCATTCAAGCGAATCATTGAATTATTCAACGGGCGCGCTATCGGTTCCGATATTCAGGGCGTGGCCGGCACAAGGTGGGCCGCATTAAATGCTGTCACTGAATTAGTTGATCATGAGCGCGGGCGCTCAGACAATACCCGCATGGAGTCCGCATGGTTTGGAACGGGAGCAGCGCTTAAAAATAGGGCTTTGGAATTGCTTTCCGCTTAACCAGTGCAATTAGCCGACCGCGCGGTTGGTTTTTCACTCTCGCGCGGTTGGTTTTTTGCATCTAGCGGTTGGTTAATGAAAACCCTATAAACTAGGCCCTTGGCCCCTCGCGCTCGCCGTCCTAATCGTGGCCCTTGGCCCGCGCGCCGTTAGGCCCGCGGGGTTTTCCCCTCTGCTGCCGGTTTTTTTCTTTGATTTTTTCCCTTGAATGGTGGTGGCGGGGGTGGGTGGGCCCGCTGATCTTTTTTTTGTTTTATTTGTTGCAAAGTGCTGGCGCGGTGATATACTGTGTGCTCAACTTAGAAAGGATAGAGAGATGACTGATCAGGAAAAAATTGATTTGCTTGGCGAGGCCTTGAACAACCTTATGCAATCTGCGGACGCCTACATTGTCGATGGCACATGGATCGATGAATTGACGCAGGACATTAAATTGGCAAGGGCCGTGATTAAACAAGTTTCCACAACAGAAAGGATAGAGAGATGACTGCTAATGAACTTTATGCGTTGCTTGATGCCCATGGTATTGACTATGAACTTATCGCTGAATTTGAGGGATCGGTTCGCTTGAACATTGAAGTGGACGACGAGGAGAGCGACGAATGAAAAACGAATACGTTATCTATTGGCGAGAAGAAGTGCTTTACAGAAGCAAGGTCATTGCGACAAGCGAAGAAGAGGCCCGAAGCCACTTTCTTAGCCTCAAAGAAAATGCTGAATTCAAAGACGATATTGATTGGGAAAACGACAATTTTGAATTCTCAATTGACAATGTTGAATGCCTTGAAGAGGATGTTGATTATGATTAACACCGATCAAGTAATCCAGTGCGCCTCGGATCTTGGATATTCGCTTTCTCTGGATGATGCTTTGGACGTTCTCCATGGTGACTTTGACGGGTGGGTTATTTATGAGGGGGAAAACGTCTGGAATGCAACCACTGAATGGTTGAACATTTATGAGACTGGCGCAGATTTTTATAAAAAAGAATTTAAGAAGATTCGTGCAAAGTGGGAAACAGTGCTATAATTCAACTGTCTAATCGGCCGATTAGATACAACCCTAGAAAGAAGAGAGAACGCAATGAGCAACCCAGTAACACCCTTTCGCAATAACCTGTTTGGTTCACGTGGCATGGACATTCAGTCCGCACTGGATTACGCGGAGACCATGATCAGCACTTTTCAAGGCACTGAGTATGCGGCCGCAAAGACTGCAATCGGCGTCCTAGTCAATACGATTGAAAGTGCAGTGACCCAGTCTAAAGGGCCAACACCCTTAGAAGAAGCATTGTTTGAAATCATTGATAAACGCATTGCAGTTCTGCAAATCAACACCCAAGTAGAAATCAACGCGTCGATTGACGACTGGATGGATAACAACCTGCGCGACAAAATGATGGACATCTTGGCCAACGAAGATATTGACGACGACATCTCCAACTGGATGTCAAACAATTTTGATATCACCGATTACAACGTGGACGATGCAATAGAATCTTGGGCCGATAACAACCTAGATGAAAAGATTAGCGAAGCAATTAATAATCTGACATTTAATGTAACGCTAAGTTAAACCGTGATATAATCCATGCACTGGGTCACCCGATCCAGTGCAACTTAAACCCTAGAAAGAAGAGAGAACATCATGACTAAAGTCATCACAATTGATAGCAACCGTTACGTGTTACCAACTGAAATGTCCAACAAGGACATTCAAGCTCTGGCCGGTTTCCTGATCACTCTGACCAGAGTGGATTACGAGTGGATGTATGGCCAAGGCGATAGCCTTTACTTTCCGAACGAAGGCGCGAAAGTCAGCATAGACCAGTTCGAACTGGTCAGCAAAGAAGAAGCAAAGACCAGAGCGAACACGGCCCGCGAAGTTTATCAGGCCAAGAAGGACGAAGAAGAAAGAGCCAAGGCCGGTGACCTGATCGGCCTACACGTGAACCAGTAAGCGCTGGTCTAGGTTGTATGTACATACAACCTAGAAATCACAAACCCGAAGGCAGCCGACCAGCTGCCTTTTTTGTCAGCCGGTGTATTACTATACTCTGTATAGTAATACTGGGCCTGTGGCCCAGTATGCATAGCACAGACACCGATGGCATGCCATCGGTGTTTACCCTTACTCTTTTTTTCTTATTTTTTCCCTCATAGGTGGTGGCGGGGGTGGGTGGGCCCGCCTGTTCCTCTGTTGTCTATGTATGGGGTTACATTCTTAACTAGGGGGAGGGCCATAAACAGCCCAGTTCACTCAGGCTAAACCTTCGCCCTGTTTCTGCCAAATTTCAAACCTTTTTAAACTTGGTCTCCCCAAAAGACCCCCCTTGTTGTTTTAAATGCAATCAGGGGTTATATTTATGCAAATTTCAAAACGTGGCCTATGCACTCTATAAAACCCGATGACGTCCAAGAAGAACAGCTTCGTTTAGAACTGCGCCTTAAACTTTTAGAAGCGCAGGAGCGTGCAACCACTGACTTCCTGTCCTTTTGCCAGTACGTCTGGCCCGAGATGCTTGTCGGGGAACACCACAAACGAATCGCCAAAGCCCTTGACCGTGTCATTTCTGGCGAGTGCAAACGCCTGATGATCGCGATGCCTCCCCGTCATGGTAAGTCCCAGCTTGGCAGCTATCTGTTCCCAGCATATCTGATGGGCCGTAACCCGGACACTAAACTCATTGTCGGCTCACACACTGCTGAGTTAGCGCAGCGTTTTGGCCGGATGATCCGTAACCTTGTCGATGACGAGAAGTACAAGGAACTTTTCCCTAAGATGGCCCTGTCAGTTGACAGCAAGGCTGCCGGTCGGTGGAACACGGCCCAAGGCGGTGAAGCGTTCTTCATTGGCAAGGGCGGTGCGATGACGGGCCGTGGTGGTAATGTTGTCGTGCTGGACGATATCTTGGACGAGCAGGATGCTGTATCTGAAACTGCGATGGAGAACACGTGGGAGTGGTACACCTCTGGTCCGCGTCAGCGATTACAGCCGGGCGGCGCGATCATTGTGATCAATACACGTTGGAAGACAGACGATCTGTCTGGCCGCCTGCTCAAGCAGCAGGGCTATTTAAAGTCTGACCAGTGGGAGGTCTTGGAGTTCCCTGCCATTCTGCCGTCCGGAAAACCCTTGTGGCCTGACTACTGGAGCCTTGATGAGTTAGAGAAGGTCAAGGTATCCATTGGCTTGAAGAAGTGGAACGCCCAGTGGCAGCAGCAGCCAACAAATGATGAGGGTGCGATTCTGAAGCGTAACTGGTGGCGCAAGTGGAAGTTTGATGATCCCCCGCAGTGTGAGTATCTGATTCAGGTGTATGACACGGCATACTCAAAGAAAGAGACTGCTGACTTCTCTGTTATCAGTACGTGGGGCGTGTTCTATCCTGATGCTGACTCGGGTGCAAACCTGATGCTCTTGAACGTGCGCAAAGGCCGGTGGGACTTTCCTGAACTCAAACGGATGGCCAAGGATGAATACATGTATTGGCAGCCTGATAATGTTTTGATTGAAGCAAAGGCTACCGGCACGCCCTTGCAGCAGGAACTTCGTAAGATGGGCATTCCTGTCACGATGTTCTCGCCCGGTGGTCGTAAGTCAGGACAAGATAAGGTCAGCCGTGCCAATGCTGTTGCTCCATTGCTGGAGTCCGGCATGATCTGGTACCCTGAAGGTAAGGAGTGGGCCGAGGACCTTGTAGAGGAATGCGCGGCTTTTCCTAATGGGAACAATGACGACCAAGTGGATACCGCGGTGATGGCTTGGACAAGATTTCGTGCTGGCAACTTTATTGCGTTGGAGTCTGACGATAACGAAGAGACCGAGCCAGACACAAGCCCTGTTGAGTATTATTGAAATGCCGCATAAAATGTCTTGAATATTTGATCAAGGACCTCGGACCATGGCCGCTCAAAGCAATGCCCAACAGACTTTTGAAGAGATAGTTGCTGCTGTTAAGCAAGCGGAGAGCCGCGGCAAGCGTTACAAGGATGACGGCAAAACTCTGACCACAAGTCCTAAGGGTGCCCTTGGTGAGATGCAGGTCATGCCCAAGACCATTACAGATCCCGGCTTTGGCGTTATCCCTGCAAAATCATCATCTCCTGACGAAATTGCAAGGGTTGGGCGGGATTACTTGCAGGCCATGCTTAGCAAGTACGGCGATACAGAGAAAGCTTTGGTTGCGTATAACTGGGGCCCCGGCGCTACAGATAAATGGTTAGCTTCTGGCGCAAAACCAGAAGCCCTGCCCCAAGAGACAAGAACCTATGTCCAGCGCGTCAAGGGACTTCTTGGCAAGGATGTTTCACGTGAAACAATGGCAAAAAAGGAACGTGAGCCGTTGCCCGCGTCCCTGCCTCCAATGGCTGAAGCATCTCCAACCAAGGCCCCAGCGGCAACCGTCATGGCAAGCGGCAAATCTTTGCCGGACATCAAGTCCATGCCGGCCAGTTATCAGGCAGCTTTTGCTTTAGCGGCTTTGGCTGATGCCAAGGACGATGAGGACGAGAAGGCATACGACGAGAACAAAGAGACTGAGTCAGAGAAGTTGATGCGGGAGTACAAGCCTGTCAATCATTTGGCATCTCTTGATTTAAGCGTCACGCCCATTACCATGGCTGAGGGTGGGGAAGTGGATTCTGATAAGAGTCCTGACGACATCAATTACTTTAGCAATGTGAATCGGATGAAGGACCGCGGAGTTACGACAGATTCCGTGATGCTCGGCGCGCGGACCAAGGCTGGTGAGGGTTCTGTCATTGCTGGTTTGAACATGGCCAACATGAGCAAAGACGAGAAGATGCAGACGGCGCGTGCTTTGATGTTGGCGTATACGCAGCAAGATCCGGAAGGTTTGGGGTTTACTGCAAATGTTGTCAAGCCCCAAGGCGCTCCGGCCATGGCTAATCTTATTGGATCCATGCCATTAGGTGAGGGCCGTGTATCTGCCGGCATGCATGGTAATCAGGCGTATTCGTTGGGATATGAGCGCCCTGTTGAGGGTGGTCAATTCAATGCAAACTTGAATGTTCCACGTGGAACAATGGGTTCTCCCCAGTTGAATTTGCAGTTTAACAAGCGGTTTGCGGACGGCGGTGAAGTAGAGCAAGAACGTTTGACGCCGCAACAGATAGAACGAATCGCGGCTCAAGGACCAACAGAGCGCAAGGATGAGCCATTTTTTGATGCAGCGTCGAGAACTTATGTAGACGTTTTGACGGGCCGGCGCACACCAATTACTGAAAAAGACTTTACGGCCAAGGAACAGATGGCGATGATGGATGCTGTCAGGCGTTCTCAAGCTAGGGGCGGCAAGGGCCGCGTGGGGTATGAAGATTATCCGACGGGTGAGCAGATTGGTCCTGACTACGTGGACATTAGAAACACCTTGGGTGGTTTTCAATACAAGCAAAACCCTGATGGTTCCACTGTAATTTCAGACAGGTACGATTTCCACGGCCCGCGGGTCGCGGAATACGAGAAGATGGGTACGGGCGAAAAGGTTTTAAAGTCTGCAAAGAATGCTTTGACAGAATTTGTGACCAAGGGTTTTAGCCCACGGGATTTGGCTGGGGAATTGGGCAGGGCGTATGTAGGAAGTAAAGGCCCAGACGTTAATATTCGCATTCCTGTCAATCGTGCAGACGGAAGTCCTGAAGAGGGTGAGCGCCTGACCCCGCAGCAGATAGAAAGAATCGCGGCCCGAGAGTCAGCAGACAGGGAAGCGGCAAGTAATGCAGCGTTTATTGCGCAGAAGTCGGGTATTGGTCGCAAGGAAGGCAATATTTCCAAGGCTTTGAACACGGGCACAGCCTATCCAGCGATTGTGGCGGGCATCAATGATGTGCCCTACGACCTTGCTGGTTTGCCTGTTGACTTGACAACCATGGCGATGCGTCCTTTTGGCTACAGCAACCAGAAGCCAATGCTGGGTAGCGAGTATTTGAAGGAAAAAGCAACGGAAGCCGGCATTCGCAAGCCCACACCTACAGATCCAACGCTAAAAGGCTTTCATACCTTTGGTGAATTGGGTGCTGGTTTGTTGGCTCCCGGCAAGATCATTGAAGGTGCACAGGCTTTGAAGGTCGCAGCAGCGGATGCGTTGGCTGGTTTCAAGGCAGGTAGGGCCGAGAAGCCTTCGGTAACGGATTTAATGACCGGTCAACGTTTTGAAACGCCTGAGTTGACACCGCAACAACTGCAGGAATTTGAAAACTGGCGTTCAATGTCGCAAGCACAGTTGAGAGCACAGAATCTTGCTCAGCGTGATGAAGCAGTTACTCGGTTGCCACAAGATGCACAGCAACAGCTACGTTTGTTTGAAGAAAACGCAATACCTCGTCCTGTTGAGCAACCTTTAAACAACCCACCGGGTTGGAACATTGTTGATACAGGGACGGAAGTTGCCCCTGCATTGGAAGCGGCGGCTCCCGTGGCAGCCGAAGCGCGAACCATGGCGCAGTTGCCTGTGGTAACCCCTGTTGCTGCTCCCGCACCAATGCAAATCAGTGCAGAGTTTCCATTTGTTGGACGTTTGGATGAATTTGCTGCAAGCATGCAAGGTCCTGCACAGAAGGAACAGTTGATTAATCAAGTCAAGGGCAAGTTCCGTGAGCAGGATGTTGCACGCCTTGAAGAAGCATTGGCTGGATTGGGACCTAAGGACAAGGTAACGCCTGCCATGCTGCAGGAAGCATTGGCTAATACGTATTCACCTAGCCGTTTGCGCTCTATTGATGAGCTTGCAAGCCAAGGTAAGCCCATGTATTCCAATATGGACAATGTATTTGCCCCAGATAAACCAATTTCTGGATCAATGAATTTGTACATAAAGCAGACACCTGAAGCTGAAGCACTTGCCAAAGATGCAGCGGAATTAAAGTTGGCATTAAACAACGTATTTCAGGGACGGGGCGATTCATCAATGTTTGACACCATTGACAATATTTTAACTAACAGCCCTATTACGGGACAGTTAAAAAACATAGGGGAACTAAAGCAACAATTGTCGGCGTATCGTCCCTTGTATGAAAAATTTAACAAGATTCAGCAAGAAGCAAACGATGCAAAGCACATGCTTACCTACCCAGTTATTTCAGGGGAAAAAGTTTTTGGAAAACCTTTAAATGACGTGGTTAACGAAAGGGTAAAAACTGCAATACAAGAGGGAATAAGTGCGGGCAGAATACCACCCATTCCTCATGTTGATGTTCCTAATCAACAACTGACCCCACAGCAACGAATGGAAAAATTTGTAGTTGAAAATTCAATGTATGCAGTAACAAAACAATTACGGCTAGAAGAAGAAGCTAAGTTGTTTACTGAAATAATGCAAAAGGGATCAGATAAATTAGTGCAATTGGGGGTGGACCCAATTGATGTCACTGCAATTATTAATAAATTGCCAGTAAAACCAAGTGAAGACATCTATGCAGCAAATAGAGGACTGAACTCTGATATTCAATTTAATGAACAAGTATCAAGCAAAATACAAGCTGTAAGGGATTCGGTTAAAGCAGCGCAAGGAAAAGTCCAAGACAAAATGCGCGATAGATATGATCGTGCAATAGAAGATGTCAATCCGCTTATCGGTTATCGTGGTCAACATGCTGGCGTAGCAGGAGAAGTGCATCCTGTTGGATTTGCACGTTACACAGAGCACACGGTGGACATGAACGGCAAACAATTGAATGGTCGTCACGTGCATGAACTGCAATCTGACCTTGCTCAAGATGTCCGTCAACTAGGTTCTAAGAGCGGATCGTTAGAAAAAGATCAAGCAGAATTAGCAACGCTGAAGAGTAAGCTTGCAGAAGTTGATGAACTTGATCCTACCCAACAAATAGAAAAAGCAAAGCTGAATAAACGAATTTCAACGGTGGAGAAACGAATTTCATTGACTTCTCCGGGCAAATATCAGTTAGAGCAGCCGTTTGCTGGTTTTGAAACAAGCCCTGCTGTGGAAATGCAACTGTTGATCAAAAATGCAATTCAATCCACAATGCGTTCAGGCCAAGACTTTGTTACGTTCCCCGGAAAAGAGTCATCACAGGCCAAACTGTACGAAAAAGTTTTGCCAAACCTAAAGCAAGCCGTTAAAGATTTAGGTGGCGAGAAAGCTGGATTTGACATTAAACCTATTACACTGCCAAATCCCAGTGGAGACTCGCCAACAGTTTGGGGCGTGGTTTGGTCCCCTGAAACGGCAGCTAAGATTATGCAAAAAGGCGTACCATTCAATAAGGGTGGAATGGTTGAGCGCCAGCCCACTGATAACCGCAGATATCTGTAAGGACACAACATGCCAATTGAAAAGAACATGACAATCGACGACTTGCCCGGTGGCGATGTCGCCATTGAGATGGAAGACGAACTGCCGTCAGATATTGACATTGAGTTTGACGCAGAAACCGGTGCGGTGGTCGTAAATATTGGTGCAGAAGACGATGATGTTGCCTATGACAGCAACCTAGCCGAGGTCATTGAGCCTGATGTCTTGCAGCTTATCTCGTCTGACTTGATGTCTTTATTTGATGCTGACAAATCTTCACGCAAAGAGTGGGAAGAGCAGTACAGCAAGGGCATGAAGATGCTGGGCTTCACGTTTGAAGAGCGCACCAAGCCATTCAAGGGCGCATGCGGCGTGCAGCACCCACTTTTGACAGAGAGTATTGTTCAATTCCAAGCCCAAGCGCTCAAGGAATTGATGCCTGCAGGCGGTCCTGTGCGCACGCAGGTGCTGGGCAAGGAAACACGTGAGAAGTTGATGCAAGCGGACCGCGTGCGTGACTTCATGAACTACCAAATCACCACAGTGATGGAAGAGTACACACCTGACTTTGATCAGTTGCTGTTCTATGTAGGTTTTGGTGGCTCGGCATTCAAGAAAGTTTATTACGACGAGACCAAAGGCCGCATGGTAAGCGCTTTGGTGCTGCCTGATAACCTTTATATCCCGTACACAGGCTCATCGGTGATGAGCGAATGCCAGCGGATCACGCACCGCGTTCCAATGTCCACCAACGATTACCGCAAAGCCGTAATCCGTGGTCAGTACTTGGATACAGCGCAGATGACGACTGCGGCAGAGACTGGCCAGAGCATTATCAAGAAGGAAACAGACCGCACTACGGGCGTAGATCCTACTGGTGTGGAAGAAGAGATCTGTTTGCTGGAGTTCTTGGTTGATTTGGACATCAGGGGCTTTGAGCACAAGGATGAAGACGGCGAAGAGACAGGTATCAAGCTGCCTTACATCGTAACGATTGACGAGATCTCTCAATCTGTGGTGGGTGTGCGCCGTAACTGGAAAGAGGGAGACCCTCTGTTTGCACGCAAGCAGTACTACGTGCATTATCTGCTTGTGCAGGGTCCCGGTGCGTATGGCTTGGGCTTCTTGCACTTGGTTGGTGGCCTGACGAAGACAGCTACATCTGCATTGCAGCAATTGGTGGACGCTGGAACGCTGGCTAACTTGCCAGCAGGCTTTAAAGCCAAGGGTGCGCGCATCGCAAACGACGATACACCTTTGTCACCCGGTGAGTTCAGAGATATGGACGCTGGTGGTGCAGAGTTGTCTGCATCGTTGCTCCCATTGCCGTACAAAGAGCCCAGCCAGACGCTGTTTGCATTGCTTGGTTTCTGCGTAGATGCTGGCCGCCGTTTGGCAAGCATTACCGACATGCAAGTGGGGGATAGCAACCAGAATGCTGCTGTGGGAACGACGATTGCGTTGCTTGAAAAGGGCAGTGCGGTGATGTCGGCAATCCACAAGCGTTTGCACTACAGCCAGCGCATGGAATTTCAGTTGTTGGCCAAAGGTTTTGCAGACTATTTGCCTGCTGAGTACCCATACGATGTGCCCGGTGAGAGCCGCAGGATCAAAGCAAAAGACTTTGATGACCGCATCGATGTCTTGCCTGTCTCTGACCCCAACATCTTCTCTGTTGCACAGCGTATCACGATGGCGCAGACCCAGTTGCAACTGGCTCAGAGCGCGCCGCAAATGCACAACATGTATGAGGCCTATCGCCGCATGTATGAAGCCATTGGTGTGCGTGATATCGACACCATTTTGAACACACAGCAAGTGGATAAGCCAAAGGATCCTGCAAGCGAGAACGCACAGGCGCTGGACGGCTCACCACTGAAGGCTTTTGCTGGTCAGCAGCACGATGCACACATCTTGACCCATATCTTGTTTGGTATGAGCCCCATGATGCAGGGTATGCCTAACGTGGCGGTTACTCTGCAGAAGCACATCTTTGATCACATCCGTTTGAAGGCGGAAGAAGAGGTGGAAGCCGAGTTGTTCCAACAGTACGGCACGGATCCTGACCAGCTTATCTCTTCTTTGCAGCGTGAAGCGATGATTGCGATCAAGGTTGCGCAGGGTTTCCAAGAAGTCAAGGCCTTGCAGAACCAATTGATGGGTCCACAGACCGATCCGCTGGTGGAATTGAAGAAACAAGAGCTTGGACAGAGCGCTCAGCGCGATCAAGCCAAGCTGCAGATAGATCAACAGCGCCTTGGATTGGATCAACAGAAGGAACAGGCCGATGTTCAATTTGATACTGCGCGTTTGGCACTGCAACAACAGGCTGCTGCACAGAAGAATTCACAAGATGCCATACGAAATGCCCAACAAGGAGCAAAAAATGCAAACCAAAGCAGCAAAAAGTCCTAAAAAAGCGCCCAAGGAGATGTCCGGAGCGCCAAAACGTGTAAAAACACCACAAAATGATCCCCGTGTAACGTATGTTTACCGAAAAGATGCATTTAAGAAGGTAAAAATAGCGTAAAAGTGTGCATAATAGCCACGTAACCTTCGGACAGGGGTCTATCTGTCTGCTTCATTGGAGTTATCCATGCTTGAATTTGCAGAGAAAGTCATATTTGCCATTCGCAGGCTTGAAAACGAAACTAAAGACTTCGTTAGCAGCGGCAATGTCAAGTCGATGGAGCAGTACAAACATTTGATGGGCCGGTTAGAGGGTTATGCGTTTGTTCAGGAAGCCATACAGGATGCCTTGAACAAGAACTCTGATCAATAAAGGACCAACCAGATGGAAATGACTGCATTAGAGAAACGATGGGCGGAGGAAGCGGTTGAAAAAGCCGCCGCTGAAGCTTCTGCTGCTGAGGCTGCCAAGATTGAAGCGGCAGAAGAAGAGCAGCGCATCGAAAACATCAAGGATCACCTACCACAGCCTACTGGCTGGCGGGTTGTGGTGTTGCCCTACAGAGGCGCTAAGAAAACCAAGGGCGGTATTGAACTTGCCGAAGAAACCTTGGAACGACAGCAACTCACTACCACTTGCGCATATGTTTTGGCCGTTGGCCCACTCGCTTACAAAGACACCGACAAGTTTCCGGACGGTCCTTGGTGTAAAGAAGGCGATTGGATCATTTTTGGCCGTTACGCGGGCGCAAGAATGGGCATCAGTGGTGGAGAAATCCGTATTCTCAATGACGACGAAATCTTGGCTCGCATCAGCGATCCAGATGACATTCTGCACATGTAAGGAAGCATATGACACAAGTACTGAATGATTCTCAACTAGAGTTTGACCTTGGGGACGATGAAAAAGCCACAGATGTGAGCTTTGATAGACCTGAGGGCGACGAAAGTCCTGCGGCACCTGAGCCAGAAGCTAAGATCTTCCAAAAACCTGAACAGGAGGCCGCTCCTAAGAATGAGTTGGATGAGATCAGCGAAGGCGTGCAAAAACGCATCTCAAAACTCACTGCGCGCATGCGCGAGGCCGAGCGCCGTGAGCAGGCAGCCCTTGAGTACGCCAAAGGACTGCAGAACCAAACCCAGTCTCTCCAGCAAAAGCTTGTACAGACGGATTACAGCCGACTGAACGAAGCAAAAACTCGTTTGGATACCCAACAGACCCAGTTGCGTCAAATCATCGCCAAAGCGCGTGAAGAGAACGACATCAATACGGAGTTGGAAGCGCAAGAGCGCTTGTCAGCACTGGTGGGTGAGCAGCGTCAGGTAGCAGGTTGGTTGCAGACACAGCAAGAAGCTGTTGAGCAGCATCGCAATGCACCGGTGCAGCAGGCTCAAGTGCCACAACAACCTCAACGTCCCACTCCTAGCCCTCGTGCAGAGGAATGGGCAGAGCAAAACTCGTGGTTTGGACAAGACCGCGTGATGACCTATGCTGCTTGGGGCATACATCAAACACTTGTTGAACAAGAAGGTGTTGACCCCAGTTCAGATGAGTACTATACTGAACTTGACAAACGTGTTAGGAATACTTTTCCAGACAAGTTTAAAGACCAATCCAGACAACAGCGTTCCGCGCCTGCTGTTGCCCCTGCCGCCCGTAGTTCGGGAATAAATAGTGCGCGCCGTACTGTCCGGCTTTCGCCGAGTCAGGTTGCTATAGCAAAAAAACTGGGCGTTCCTCTTGAAGAGTATGCCAAGTATGTTAAGGAGTGAAACAATGACTAAAGTTACTATCGACAAAGCCCCTCGCGCAACACGCGATACGGAAAAACGTCGCCGTCCTTGGACCCCTCCCTCACGTCTTGACGCGCCTCCTGCCCCTGAAGGGTTTAAGCATCGTTGGATCCGTGCTGAAGTAAACGGGCAAATAGACAAAGCAAACGTCTATAGCCGTCTTCGTGAGGGCTATGAACTAGTCCGTCTTGAAGAACTGCCCGAAGAATACCAAGGCATGATGCCTACCGTTGATGACGGTAAGCATGCAGGTGTTGTTTCTGTTGGTGGTCTTTTGCTTGCAAGAGTTCCTGACGAAACCATCGCAGAGCGCAACGAGTATTACCGTCGTAAGGCTCAGGAACAGTTACACGCTGTTGACAACGAGATGATGCGAGAAAACGCTCACTCTACAATGCGGATCCAGAGCCCCGAGAGGAGCTCGCGCACTTCATTCCGTCAACCCTAAAAAGTTGATTTTTTAATTTTTGTAGGAGCTACAAATGGCAAATATCAATAAGCCTTTTGGTTTGCGTCCCGTTGGTAACTTGTCTGCTACTGGTGCCCAGAAGCAGTACGGCTATCAGATTGAGGATAATCAAGCCGGAGCAATTTACCAAGGCGACTTGGTCGTCGTATACGACGGTTACATCATTAAGTATGACGCATCCACACATGCCGCCCCCACAGGCGTCTTCAACGGTTGCCAGTACTATGATCCGACCCGTGCGGGCAAGCCCACATGGAAGAACTTCTACCCCGGTAGTGTCAACATCACACAAGGCATTATTGCTTGTGAAGTGTTGGATGATCCCAACCAGCTTTTCTTGATCCAAGCTGCTGGTACTATTACTCAAGCCGATATCGGTAAGAACGCTGATCCCACTGCTTCCACAACTGGTAGCACAACGACTGGTGTTTCTAACGGTACGTTGGGTACTCCCGCGAAGACTGCTGCATTGACTATGAAAATTGTCGGCTTGAGCGAACAAGCTAACAACGAATTGGGTCAGTACGCGGTTGTTGTTGTTAAACTTAATCAACACCAGTACGGTAGTACAGGCGTTGCTGCTGACGGAGCATAATCATGGCTATTACACGTTCCCAACTAGTAAAAGAACTTGAGCCCGGCCTGAACGCACTGTTCGGTTTAGAGTACAAGCGCTACGAAAACGAGCACGAAGAGATTTTCTCTATTGAGACATCTGATCGTGCATTTGAAGAAGAGGTCATGTTGACTGGCTTCGGTTCTGCTCCAGTGAAAACTGAGGGTGCCGGCGTTCAGTACGACACAGCACTGGAATCCTTCACAGCCCGCTACACACACGAGACCATTGCTATGGCTTTCGCGTTGACAGAGGAAGCCGTGGAAGATAACTTGTATGACCGCTTGTCAGGTCGTTACACCAAAGCTATGGCTCGTTCAATGAGCTTCACAAAGCAAGTAAAAGCTGCTTCTGTGTTGAACAACGGTTTCACTGCAGGCAACTATGCCGGCGGCGACGGCGTTGCATTGTTCGCAACCGATCACCCAACTGCCTTGGCTCAGAACTACTCTAACACTCCCGCAGTGGCAGCAGATCTGAACGAGACATCGTTGGAGCAGGCTTTGATCGACATCGCCGCGTTCATCGACGAGCGTGGTTTGAAGGTCGCTTTGACTGGTCGCAAGATGATTGTTCCTAAGGAACTGCAGTTCACTGCAGAGCGCCTGATGAAGAGCACTTTGCGCACTGGCACTGCTGATAACGACATCAACGCTATCAAGTCCATGGGCATGCTCCCAGAAGGCTATGCCGTCAATCATTACCTGACTGACGTCAATGCTTGGTTCATCATCACTGATGCACCTAACGGCTTGAAAATGTTCCAGCGTTCACCCATCAAGACAGCCTTTGAAGGCGACTTTGACACAGGTAACGTTCGTTACAAGGCTCGTGAGCGTTACAGCTTCGGCTGGTCTGACCCACGTGGCGCTTACGGTTCGCCCGGCGCTTAATATTTCTTCGGAAATATTTGAAAAGGGAGCCTTGTGCTCCCTTTTTATTTGGTGTATATTGCAATCACTCCGGGGTTATCCGGTGCATTAGACTAGTCCCGGCTAGACGACATACAGACTAATGCGCCTAACTTGTATGTAAGGAAAAATCATGGCAAATACCACGTTTAATGGACCAGTTCGTTCCGTAAATGGTTTTCAAGACATTTCTATCAGTGCCACCACTGGCGCAGTCACCGTTGACGCTACATTTGGTGCTACTACCAGCGTAACTAACCTGACTACTACAAATCTGGTTTTTACTGATCAAAACCACCCCACAACCGCTGCGATTAACGCTACGGCTACAGCCACTGCAGCACAAGTTGCAACTGGTTACATCACTTCTACTTCAGCTTCTCCTACAACCATCACATTGCCAACAGGCACGTTACTTGGTGCTGCTATTAGTGCAACACGTGGTACTGTTTTAGAGTTGTATGTGGATAACACCGCTGGTGCATCTACTGTGACCATTGCTGTTGCTACCAACGGTATTTTGTCTAGCGCTGCTGCTGATACTGCAGGTAGTTTTGGTGACTTGACCATTGCTGCTGGTGCAACCGGCCTTGCGCGCTTCACTATCATGTTCTCAAGCGCAACAGCCTACGTGTTTACCCGTACTGCTTAATTGATCTAGGGGGCCTCGGCCCCCGTTTACAAGGAGATTAATTATGGGTTTTCAATATGACGTAAAAGCAAAGACGATGGCCACGACTGCTGCCACCGGCATCGGTCAGCCTCGCGCGCGTATCAAAGCAGTCTACTTTGTTGCGGGATCTGCTGGATACATCTCTTTTACAGATGGTGGTTCTGGCGGTGTAGAGCGACTTCGTATAGCTGCTCCTGCCAGTACGGCAGGAAACGGATCTACCTCTGTTTTAATTCCCGGAGATGGTATTGTCTTTTTAGATGATCCCTATTTAACAATCAGTGGCCCTACTTCGGTCACATTCTTCTACGGATAAGGAGTCCAAAATGGGACGAGCAGCAAAAATGGCAGACGATCAGTACCAAGGCGAAGTTCAGCCCGGTGCACAGAAGCAAGATATGGCTAAAGGCGGCCCCAAGCAAACAGCACGCAAAACAGTGGCTCCTTCTGGTTCCACTACGCCCCGTGGTGTAGGCTTGGCACGTAACAAGCCCTGCAAGATGTACTGAAATGGCTAAAACGGCGGCGTGGCAGCGGAAAGAAGGCAAAAGTCCCAGTGGCGGATTAAACGCCAAGGGCCGTGCTTCTTACAACAAGGCTAATCCGGGTAAACCCGGATTAAAGGCCCCGCAGCCAGAGGGAGGTCCTCGCAAAGATTCATTCTGTGCCCGTATGGAAGGCATGCGAAAGAAGAATACAAGCGAGAAGACAGCCAAGGATCCAGATAGCAGGATTAACAAGAGCCTGAAGAAGTGGAAGTGCTAAATGGAAAGCATTGTTTGGAACATGGTTCTAACGGCAGGCGTAGGGTTTGTAGGGTGGGTTCTGCGCGATAAAGCAGCAGAAATAAACCGTCTACAGATCTTGATTAATCGCACCCGCGAAGAAATTGCCAAGGAATATGTGACCAAAGCCGAA